CTTAACGGACTCTTTGCATTAGATGATACAAAGGATTCAGATGCGACAAATACTCACGGTAAAGAAGCAATAGAACAACCAAGAGGATTTAAGTCATATCCAACTCAAATACCATCAGTATCAATGAATTTAGATGAATTAGAAACATTTGAATATTTAATAAAAGAGTGTAATGATATAAATACATTGGAATTATTGTGGGGGAAAGTTGAACCAAAATATAAAGGAAATTTAAAATTAATAGAATTATTTTCAAACCGTAAAAAACAAATAATCAAATGAGCAAATTAGTAAGCATTTCAATCAATGTCGACTTATTAGATGAGTCAAAATTTTACAAAGGCAAGAAAGGTACTTACCTTAATATTTCAGGATTCTTAAAAGAGGATGCTGATAACTACGGGAACTTCGGTTTCGTAACGCAAGACGGAGTTAAGACTCCCGAAAGTAATGCGCCAATCTTAGGCAACTTTAAGATTAAAGGAACGGAAGGGTTTAGCGCTCAAGCTTCAAAGCCAGCGCCCGTTTTTGATATTCCAAGTGCTACATTAGTCGAGAACGATTTACCATTTTAATCATGGAAGAAATACAATTTAATCCACAACAATTCGAGATAGGTTTATTCGGTCATAACCCTATCCAAGACATGAGCAAGGCTCAGATTAATCACTTGGTTCATTTGATTAACGAAGGAGTAAAAGAAGGAGGCAAGGACATAAAGTCTTTGCTTGCAATCGCATCGAAGTATCAGTTATTATTCTCTGAACTTGAGAAGACATTGAAGGAAAGTGCAGTCGATGAATTACTTAAATATGACAAAGGTCGATTCGAAGTCCATAACGTTGAGATGCAAGTCGCAGAGGTAGGAACGAAATACGACTTTAGTGCAACTAAGCAATGGGTAGATTTACAAGACCAAATCGATGAGTTAAAAGAAAAGCAAAAAGAAGTCGAGAAGTTTTGCAAAGGGATTAAGAATAAGACAATTACGGTAAATGAAGAAACGGGCGAATCGTTTGAGTTCTATCCTCCAGCTAAGTCAAGTACAACATCAATTAAAAAAACAATACTATAATGATTAAGATAAAGAAAAGTAATATACATCAGGCAGTTGCCGATAGCTTAAACAAGAAAGGTATCTTGCCTTTCTCAGCAAGAGAATGGAATGTTTTAAATGTCCAGCAAGTGGTCTACTGGAATACCAGGAATAGAGAAAGTGGATATGTTAAATATCCCGAAGTAATGAGAGAGGTTCAAATAATTGCTAAACAAATGCAAGATGAAAAATCAGGGCAAATCGAACAACTCTAACGAAACGGCAGAATTTCTCACGATGGTAGGCATCGTGGGAATCATAGCAGTGTGGGTATTTTATTTAATCGTAGATTTATTAAGATGAAAGAACTAACATTCAACCAATGGCAAGACCATTTGAGCAAGCAATTGCAAAAGGATTACAAAAAATTATATCAAACCTCAAAATTTAAACCAAATGAAAACAAGTTTCAAAAAGTATCACGAAGAGAATCCGCAGATTTACATAGAGTTTAAGCGCTTGGCATATCAGCTAATCAATAGAGGATATGTAAGGCTTGGAGCAAAGCAAATCTTTGAAGTTATCCGATGGCATACAATGCTTGAAGGAAATGATAGGTACAAAGTAAACAACAATTTTACTTCGGACTATGCCAGGTTATTTGAATCAGACCATCCGATTTATGCTGGTTATTTTCTTAAAAGACTTTGTAAATCGGTTTAGTTTTTTTATATTTGTAAACAATCGCCTCACTACATTATAGCGATTAAAAGTCTTAAATGCCTTGTATTGAAATTGGAAGTAGTGAGCCAATGGATTTATGAGGCATTTTTATTTTATAAAAATTAATATGGAAAAAGAAGCATTTTATTTCCCACATTTTTGCAACGCAAGACATGATAGGAAAATCCGTAGGTTGCGCAAGGAACTTGGAACGGAGGGTTATGGCATTTACTTTATGCTATTAGAAACGCTAAGAGAACAACAAGACTTAATGTATCCTTTGGATGATTTGGATTTGTTAGCCGAAGAGTTTAACGTATCAGAAGCAAAGGTCAGAGTTGCGATTTGTAACTATGGTTTATTTGAGATTGATGAAGAACAAAAGTTCTTTAGTCCTAAGATGTTGGTTTACTTAGAGCCATATTTTAAGATGAAAGAACAACGAAAAATTGCTGGACAAAAGAGCGCAGACAAAAGAAAATCAATAGAAATTTCAACGACCGTTCAACAACCGTTCAACGACCGTTCAACAAAGGAAAGTAAAGTAAAGGAAAGTAAAGAAAAAGAAAGTAAAGTAAATGAAATAAAAGAAGAGTATAGTTTGGTCGAAATGCTTTCTCCTTATATTGCTGATTTAGGAATTGAATACACTAATTTTTATTCTTATTGGTCAGAGAAAAATAACAAAGGAAAAGAACGATGGCAAGTAGAAAAGTTTTTTGATATTAGCAGACGAATAAATACCTGGTTAAATAACGCAAACAAATTTAGCAATAATGGAAATACAACTGAGAAACTCGGAACAAGTGCCGCAAGAATGGAAGCATTACGGAAGTGGTAATGCAATAGCAATAAAACAAGCACAGATAGGTCATACTTTGCGTGTAAGCAACGAAGATACTATAAAGCAAGCATTACGCTACTCTATGCTTTTGGTTGGCTTACGAGGAAGCAATCTACCTACCGAAGAAGAAAAGTTTGTGTTAACCAATTTTGTTAAGTCAAATTTTGGTAATAATACTTGCGAGGAAATAAAATTAGCCTTTGAAATGGCAGTTGCTGGGAAGTTAAATATCGATTCTAAATGCTATGAGAATTTCTCATGCGAATATTTTGGTAGAATTATGAGTGCTTACCTGGAGTATGCAAGACAAGAGATTAAGAACTTACCTAAACCCATTGAACAAGTGAAAGAAAAGCCAAGTGACCAAGAATTAAAGAAGCAAGCAATTGACACGGCTAATGAGTATGCCAATCAGATTAGATTCTGCGAGAAGAACGATAAGAAATTTACTTTTATTGCTGGAGGATTATCAATCCTATTTGATTACTTGGAAAAATTTAAGATTCCAACGATTTCAAAAGAAGAAAGAATTGAACTTTGGAATAAGTATTCTAACATTCAGGATATTGAAGAAAGGAAAATGCACTGCAAAACTCAAGGGTATATTAAATTTATCAATTCTTTAGTTACATTTGATTGTCATATCGATAATGATGGAACTATTAAACCAAACGAAAAATGAAAAGAAAACTAATTTATGGAACTGCGCTGGCATTAATTTGCTATGCTTACTATTATGCTTTGAAAAATAATCAGACAATACAAAAAAATAATGAGCCAAAGTGGGTATTCGGAATTTCCGAATCTGAGGATATTTACAATGACACGATTGATTTAAAATTGTATACAAGTCACGGAAGATTAAAATATAATAGCAATGGAAAATAAACTAACGGCAGTAGAATGGCTACTAGATAATTTAAACTTTGAGCCATATGACGAAGAAGAATTTATAAGTAATAATAAAATATGGGAACAAGCAAAACAAATGGAGAAAGAGCAGATAAAAGATGCTTGGTTATGTGGACAAACTAATGGAGCAACTATTTGTACTCCTGATGCTTATGAGCCAAAAGAAAAATATTACAACGAAACTTATAACGTTAAAGATAATTGACAAAAAGCATACAAATTGTAAAATAAGTTTAATGTTATTTATATGCAATAGGGTATAAATAATTAAGATATTTAATTTTTATATGAGATAAGGTATAATGAGAAACGAACACGAACATAAGCTCCAGGTTGCAATTTGTAAATGGTTAGAATGGACTCAGGACTTTTACTTCTATGCTATTCCAAATGGAGGCGCAAGGCATAGGCTCGTTGCAATCAAATTAAAGATGGAAGGAGCAAAGGCTGGAGTTGCTGATATGTTTTGGATGGTTTCAAATAAGAAATGGAAAGGATTATTTGTTGAAGTTAAAATTGACAAGGGAACTCAGCAACCAAATCAAAAAACATTTGAATCAATAGCCATTAATCACGGATATTATTATGCGATTGTACGAAGCATTGAGGACTGCGAGAGTTTAATTCGGAGATTTAGATTGGATGAGATTTGAAGGATAATTATCTAAATGCAATTAAATGGATTACAATGAGATTACAACGACCTACGATTCAAGTAGTTATCGACTGCGCTACCTATCACGATTTAAATTATAGCCTTGAAATAAACCTAAATCGAATCAAAATGGAAAGCGGTGCATCGTACCCAGCATATCGACAAACAAAAAAAATCAAGGATTATTTGGAATTGCACAATCTTTAATGTAAACTTTGCACATGGAAAAGATTAATTATCAAGGAGTTATCAAAGAAGAGGTCAATCATCCTGAGCATTATCAGGGTAATGGCATCGAGGTCATTGATATAATTGATGCTTTCGACCTTAATTTTAATCTTGGCAATTCAATCAAGTACATCTTAAGAGCCGATAAGAAAGGATTTAAAAAGAAAGATTTAGATAAAGCGGTTTGGTATTTGAATCGGGAACTTGAAAAGTGGAAAGGTTAATTTGGGAAGCCATTGCGGTTGGAATAATCGAAGTGGCTTTTATCGTTTATTTTATTTTTGAGATAATCAGAAAATCAAAGGAATGACCAGGTCGCAAATCATTGAGGAACTTTATAATTCAAAGGAGATTAAACAAGCCTTGATGAAAATGCACCCAGCAAATTTAAGGGAAGAACTAAAGCAAGAAATGTTTGTGAATCTTTGCTCTATAACCGAAGACAAATTTTGGTCGATTTATAATAACAACGGAAGCAACGGATTGAAGTTTTGGCTTGTTAGGTGTATGCTTAATATGATTTATTCAACGGGAATGAATCAGCCATTCTTCAGGCACTTTAGAGCCAAGTTTGAATCGATTGATGGTTTAGAAGAGTTAGTGCAGATTGAGGATGAATCTAAGGATTACAAAGAAAAACTATTTAATCGAGTGGAGGTAGCACGAAAAGAATTATCCTGGTACGAAGATATGTTGCTTGATACTTATGTCGAATTGAATTTTAATCAAACTGAGATTTCGAGAAAGACTGGCATTCCATATATGTCCATAGTCAAAACGATTTCAAACATTAAAAAGAAAATAAGGGATGAAGCCTGACGAGAAAGCAAATAGTTTATTAATTAATGCACTTTATTTTTGTGGCAATAAAGCATTTGCTTTTGAATTAGCTTTGTACTTTTGTTCATTAATTCTTGAGCAGAAATTAAAAGCAGATGACCAGGCATATTGGAATTTAGTTCAAGATGAAATTTACCAAACAAACAAATGATCACAATAATCGCAGCCGTTTCTTTTGCAGTCTTTTTTACAATGACTAATTTATATCAGTCATTCGGACTAAACTTTAAGCCGTTTAGTTGCACTCCTTGTCTAAGTACTTGGAGCGCTATCGTTTTGATTGTCGTACCTATGCAGTTTCAAGAATGGATTGCAATCGTATTTAGTTCGGGGATTTTAGGAGCGGTCATTTTTAGATTAATAAACAAACTATGAACGAGCAAGAGATAGCATTTATAGAAGCCAATATTATAAACTTTGAGGCAGTTGCTTTAGGGTTT